TCGGGCGGCGCGTACGCGTCTAGCATGGACAAGCCAGCCCCGCCAGCCCCAGCCGCGCCAAATAACAACCGCGGCTATGCAGCCCCGCCAGCCCCAAGCCCGCCGCCCATGTTTCCAATGCCAGCATCGTTTGAGTACCAAACCAATGGACAGAACCGCACCTACAATGCGCCAAGCTACTCCGCAGACGCGCCCAACGCCGAAGACTACGTGCCGCACATCATGCCCGGCGGGGTTATGTCCCGAGCGTCCATCATGCGGGACGCCACGCCGCAGCAGTTGCAAGGCCAGTTAAGCTCTATGATGCAAGATTATCGCAACGAACAAAACGATTATAATAAACTCAACAAACGGCAGTTTAGGCGCCCGCCAACGATAGAAGACGCGCGGAGAGAGTATGGCGCACGAGCGCAGCTTTCAACGCCAACCGGCTAAAGCCGCGCAAGCAAGCCTTGTGGGGCCGAGTGTACGCCCGTACAATACGGCCAACCCCCGAAAGGCCCCTATGCAACAAAAATTTACGGTCGGCATCTGCACGTTTTCATATGGCGGAAATGGCGGCATCTCTTCAGAAGTCCCCGATATCCGCGAATGGATGGTTCCCTTGGTGGCGGAACTGTCGCGTGACCAGCGTGTAGAGAATGTGCGTATCTGGAATCTCGCAGACACGCCCATCACTATGACCCGAAACCGAGCCGTCCTTATGGCACGGGAATTCGGCGTGGATATTCTGGTCATGGTCGATAGCGACATGAAGCCAGACATTAACGCTGGGCAGATTGATGCCAAGCCTTTCTTTCAAAGCTCCTTTGATTTCTTGGTAGAGCACTACCCCAAGGGCCCTTGCGTTATCGGCGCTCCCTACTGCGGACCTCCACCAATGGAATGCGTCTACGTGTTTCGGTGGCAGAACATGCAGTCAGAAAATCCCAACCCTGACTTCCAGCTAGAGATGTTTGATAGGAACACGGCTGTTAGTTTGGCGGGTATCCAAGAGTGTGCTGCTTTGCCAACGGGCCTGATCATGTATGACATGCGTGCGTTTGCTTTGACCGAGCCTGCCAGTGATGCTGCCAAGCCATGGTTTTACTATGAGTGGAAAGATAAGTTCTGCGCAGAAAAGGCATCGACCGAAGACGTTACGATGACACGCGACCTGTCTCTGGTGGGTGCCGACAAGCTTGGTTACAACCCAGTGTTCTGTAACTGGGACGCTTGGGCTGGCCATTGGAAGCCTAAGTGCGTTGGTAAGCCCCAGGTCATTGCTGCCAAGGGCGTCAGCGAAAAGTTAAAGGCATCGTGGACGGCGAGCTATGACCCAGATGTAAAGCTTGTCTCATTGCGTTCGACTCCCCTGCTAAAGCAAAAACTCCTAGCCAACCCACAGGCCCCGGCGGCCACCTACCCTTCGCTAGTTCAGCGACCGAATGAGTTCAATGCCCTTGGCATGGGCCTGCCCGAAGAAGACGCAGCCGCTATCCGCGCGCTGATCACCGACTTCTTTCTGGATCACGGCCACTACCCGACCGTTGCAGAAATTGGCTCATGGGCTGGCCGCTCTGCCTTAATCATGTCGCAGGCAGGGGCCACAGTCCATTGCATCGACCATTGGAAAGGCAACCACGCCGATGCCGGAACTAGCGCGTACGCGGGGACGGAGCCCCCGTACGATGTGTTTAAAGCCAACGTCGCCGGGACGGGTATTCTACACACCGTTGGTGAGTCTCCGGGCATAGCGTCTACGTTTGCCGACCACTCCTTTGATATCGTGTACATCGATGCCGAGCATACATTTGCATCGGTCATGGCGGACATTAAAGCGTGGGCCCCCAAAGCCAAGCATTTGCTGGCAGGCCATGACTACGGCGTGTTTCCTGGCGTTCGATTAGCCTTAAACGCTTCGGGGCTCCTACCCGTAACAGTCAAAGGCACAGTGTGGAGTAGCGCGCGTGGATCGTAAAGCCTGTCAGCAATGCGGCATTACATTTGAGAATACGCCACAGTATTTTCATAAGTCCAAGGATGGGCTCCACGCGCGTTGTAAGCGTTGCCGCAACCAGCACGAAAAAGGCACCCGTACAAAAGTCCGAGCCAACAAGCTAGGCCAGATCGAAAAAGGGGCAGTCGATATCTTTGTGGCCGCGGCCCAGATCGGCGGCGCAAACATCCCGCATTCATCAGAGCTTTTAGAAAAGCTGATGCAATACTGCGGCGGGGTGGGTGGGTTCAGCAATATCTTTATGAAGCAGTATTATGACAGCCCCCCAGGTGGGGCGTTTCGTACGAAGCTCCTAGATACAATCGTCCGCCTCACACAAGCCAACACGGCTATCGGTGGTGCCAAGAAACCGCTAGTGGGCTGGACCGAGGAAGAGCTAGAGGATGAGCTACGCGTGCGGCTAACCGACATGGCGATGACACTCAAAGCTCTCCCCCCGCCTGTCGTGAAGAATGACTGACCCGGTAAAACATCCGCGTGTTCCCCCGCCCCCGCCAGCAGTACCCGCTGCTAATCCACTCCAGTTTGGGATTACGCAGCATGCCTTCGCCCAGATCAAAGAGGTCCAGGCCGAGCTTGCAGATCGTAAATTAGAAGCCCTGCGGCTCTACGAACCCATGCCCCTGCAAGAAGAGTTTCACCGTAGCATGGTGAGTGAGCGGATTCTTTTGGGCGGCAACCGCTCGGGCAAAAGCTGCGCAGCGTTTGTTGAAACTGCCCGTGCTGCAACCGGCCAAGATCCCTTCGGCAAGTACCCCGCAACAGACGGCACTATTGTGATTGTCGGGAGGAACTGGCCCCACATAGGATTAGTAGTACACCCGATGCTCTTCAAAGCCGGGGCGTTTAAGATTATCCGCGACCTAGAGACAAGACAATGGCGGGCCTACCGACCGTTAACCGACGAAGCCCGTGCGAAAGAAGCACGCCCCGCCCCACCTCTTATACCGCCACGCCTTATTAAAGACTACTCTTGGATCTTAAAGTCGGCAGGGTATCTCAACAAAGTTCACCTTACTAATGGCTGGACGATCAACTGTTTCTCGTCAGAGGGCGAAGCGCCACAAGGATTTTCTTGCGACCTTTGCCACATTGATGAGGACTTAAATAATGAGTCTTTTGTGGGAGAAATGCTATCTCGCCTTGCAGATCGTAAAGGCCGCTTTATTTGGTCGGCAATGCCCCACTCGCGGAATGATGCATTGCTGGGCCTGTGCGAACGTGCAGACAAAGCCGTTGAAGAGAACGTAGAAAACCCTATTATCAAAAAGTTCACGCTACGGTTTTTAGATAACAACCACATTGATACAGACGAGAAGCGGAAGAACATAGAGCGATGGTCTGCATTGGGGGTGGATGAACTGCGCATGCGTGCCGAGGGAGAGTTCACCACCGAATCCACGCTTATGTACCCTTCCTTCAACACTAGCATTCACATGCACCCACGCTTCGACACAGGCGTGCCCGAGAACTGGACCCGGTATGTCGCCATCGATCCCGGCCATGCCGTCATGGCCTCGCTCTTTGCGGCGGTCCCGCCCAGCGGTGACTTCCTGTTAGTCTATGACGAGCTTTACATTCGCAACTGTAACGCATTTATCTGGGGCGAACAGTTTTCCGCTAAGTGTTATGGCCAGCAGTTTCGCTCTTTTATCATGGACATGCACGGTGGTAGCCTGCGTGATTTAGGGTCGGGCCGGCTCCCCCATGAGCTATATACCGAAGAGCTAAGAAAGTACAACGTCAAAAGCCAGATGACCGGCACGACGTTCACTCCCGGTAGTGATGACATCCAGGCCCGCACGTCCCTTGTCAGGCAGTTACTCCATGTCCGTGGCGACGGTACAACAAGGTTAAAGATCCTAGAGGGAGCCTGCCCGAATCTCCTCCGTGAGCTTAAACGCTACCGCAAGAAAACTACTACGGTCAATGGCGCAGTATTTGTTACCGACGAACCATATACTAGGGGTGACGTGCATGCGGTCCAGACGCTAGAATACCTCTGTGCCTACGAACCTAAGTATCACGCACCCCCGAAAGTGTTTGGTCCCGAGCCGTGGTGGGTGAAATACCTCATCGACAAGAAGAGGCGGCAGGGCCAAGACGCCGATAATTGCGTGATCTTAGGCCCCCTTGGCGGTAAGAAATAGTGACCCGTTTCCCTTTCCCGAAAGGTTCCCATGAGTAATTTTAATATGCCCCCTGTGGTCTTGGGTGATTGGGTTTACTTCTACGCCCACGTTGGTGCCCCACCAGTAGTCGCCCTAGTGTCTGCCGCCTCTGCCCGGACTGTTACCCTGTGGGCCGTTTGCCCCGGTTACGGCGGTACAGAGAAGCCTTCGGTCCATCACCTGACCGATCCCGGCGTGGAAGAGTTCAAAGATTGGAAGGCTTACGGCTTCTGGGACTATAAACCCCGTGATCCCAAAGCGGCTATTCTCTCGGAAAAGGTAGCTTTTCTGGAGAAACGCGTGGCAGAATTGGAAGGCAAACGCCCTAAGTAAGGCAATGATTACTAGGAGACAATAATGCCAGACGATAATGTCCTGCGCCCGATCACCAAAGGGTGGATTTCCAAAATACGTCTGGCAGAGAAACACAAAAAGCCCTTCTCGGATGATGCCGAAGAAGCGATGAACTTCTTTGCAGGCGATCCAAACTTCATGTGGCAGGACGCTTATGCCCGCGGAGAAAGAGGATATAACAAGGGCATCGATGCCCCAGCCTTTCGGATGCAAGTCAACCGTGTCTGGGAAGCCGTCCGCCTCTTTACCAGCGTGATTCATCACAGGAACCCCGCTAGGACTGTTACAGCCAAGGACTACCCCATTATAAGCCCAGAGTTGCTTGGCATTATGCCGCAACCTCCGGTGCCACAGATGGGTCCAGACGGCCAGCCTGTGATCGGCCCAGACGGCCAAATGATCCCGATGCCAGATCCTGGCATGCAAGCCTACGAACAGGGCCTAGAACAGCAACGCATGGCGATGGAACGCCGCAAGCTTGTGAGCAAGCTACTTAGCGACTATCTGAATTACACCCCCAATGAACTAGACCTCAAGAAGCACAGCCGCAAGGTAGTTGAAGAGGCTTTCATCAAAGGTGCCAGCGTGTGGTGGCACGAACTTGTGCAGCCCGCCGGAAGCAAGATTAAGCTGGCAGGCAGCTTCTTCGATACCATTGACAACCTTGTCTGGGATCCCGATGCCGACGAATTTGAAGACATCCGTTGGTGTGCCCGTAAACGTACCCAGCCCCTAGACGAAGTGGCAGAGAAGTTTGGTTTGAGCCGAGA